AACGCACGATAATTGCGCTTTTACACTTCGCTTGTGGCATGCAGAATACGACGGGGCGTCTTCTTTGGATGTTGCTGTCAGGGCGGCTTTGGACTATGTAGACGGCGCGGGCGCTGGCGTAACTGCCGGAGGTGTGATAATCAACGCTTGCGAATGGGTTTCAAGTACCGACGGATTGGAAGAGGGCAATAGCGCACCAGGTGGAGCGCCTTATTTTTTCAGAGAGGCACTATACAACATAAGGGAGCAAAGATGAACGAGATATACAGGATAACTGGACTTAATGGCTGGCAATTAATTGCAGTGATAGCAGCCTGCGTAGCGTGGTGTATTGCCTTTTGGCCTCACAAGATACCCGGCAGCAACTCGACTTTCATCGAAAAAAAGAAACCGAAACCGCCCATCAAAGACAAATACGGACGGCCCCGGCAACCAGTAACCGACAAAGGAGAAACGCGATGACAATGGAGCAAGAAATAGAATCCGCCGCCCGGACTTTTCAAAAGTTTGGTCAGGTGGTCGGAAACGACGTAAAGCGCGTTTGTGCTTTGGGCGCTTCTTACTTTGCCTCCGCTGCTGAATCAGCCGCCCCGAAAGGCTCAAAACCGCATAAACGCTACTCGACCGCGAAAGTAAATAAAGCAATCAGAGCGCCGAAAGGTATGGGTAATGTAGTGGCAACTTACATGCCTGGGAACCTTGCCAGGTCTATCCGGGTACTGGATTTGAAGAAAACAAAAAACGCCGCTTTCGTAGGGGCAAAACTCAATAAAGGTGCAGTATCCGGCACGTTTTCAGGAATGAGGGCGGACGGGTATTATATGCACATGGTTGAAAAAGGTACAAAGAAATGGGGCGGCAAACCCTTTTTTCTTGCTTCCTGGGAACGATCAAAGCCCCGTGTAACGGCGATCATGGTCAAAGAATTTGAACGAACAATTGCCCGGTTTGTGGCGCAAAATTCGATATGAAAGTAAAACTAACATCGGACTGGCTCGACTACGGTCACCTGCATAAATGCGGCTCCGTCGTTGACGTGTCAGACGTAGACGGGGCGAAACTGGTTGCCGCCGGGCATATTCAAATGCACCAGGATACACCCGCAAAGATCAACCCTGAAATGTACGGCTTGGGTTGTGTGCCGACGCCTTTCAGCAGGGAAACGTCGGAAACATTTACCCAAATTGCATTCAATATTGCCCAATCGGAACCCGAAAACGAAGGCACAAAAAAGTCTATCAAAAATATAAAAACGTAAGTCATGGCTTCAGTAGGCGTTGTAAACACCAAACTTTTAAAGTGGTACGTCGGCTCGACGGCCATCACCTGCCAGACAGATGGCACGGTATCCATTACCAACGAAACGCGGGATACAACCTGTAAAGATTCGGGCCAATGGAAAGAACTTCTTTATGCTCAAACGGGCTGGGAGATGTCCGGCACGGCTCTTGGTTCCTACGACGGTACCATGTCGCTGCACCAACTAACAGCCCTGGCACTCGCGCAAACGGTTTCAACTGTCAGTTTTAAAACCGCCGTTTCGGGTGACGACATTATGACCGGCACCGTGCTTTGGACAAAACTCGACATTGCGTCCGCGGGCACAAACCAAAACGTAACTATTTCCTACACGGGCATGGGTACCGGAGCTTTGACTCAAACTTCTTAATATGATCCACACTTTGAAATTAGGCGGGGAAACCCGCTCCGTACTTTTTGGCAACCTGGCTTTCAAAAAGTTGAAAGAAGAAACAGGCAATACTTTGGGCATGATTGGCGCAGCAATGACCGATCAGGATATAACTATTATCCCGGTTTGCCTTTACTACGCCCTTCGCGCTGCCGAACGGTGCGAAAAGAAAACACCGGGCGAATACGATGCCGACGATGTGGCGATGTGGATGGATGGCGAGGGCGGTGTAGCCGCAAAGGTTATTCCCTGGATACTCGAAGCCATTACTGATATGACCGGCGAAGCGGTGGAGGATGACACAAAAAAAAAGGTGAAGAAGTAGACTTTGATTGGTCTAAAATGATAAGCGCGGCGGGGCGCATGGGGTGGAAATCTGATGAATTTTGGTTTTCCACCCCTTCCTTTTTTTATGCCTCCTTACACGGGCACATGGATCAGGAGAAAGACAGGTTTCACCAAAATTTGGCAGCAGCGCGGATTGTGGCGTATTACGCCGTTGCCCCGCACCTTGAAAAAGGCAAAGGCTTAAAACTTTCGGACATTATCACATTGCCAGGCGACGAAATAAACGACGCGCCACAATTTGACGAAATCACAGCCGAAGAACTCGCAGCATTTTCAGCCCTTGCGGATAGGGGTTACGAACAACACACCGGGAAAAAATGGCAAGCGTAGCAGCATTAAATGTTAGGATTGGCGGCGACATAAAGGCGCTCGAAAAGGCGCTAAAGGACGCAGAGCGAGCGGTGCGAACCGCTGGCACTCGTTTGTCTGCTATTGGAAACGAGTTGTCAATGAAACTCACATTGCCGATACTTGCGTTTGGTGCTGCCGCTATCAAATCAGCCGGGGAAATCGAAGCCATTGAAAAGGCAATGCAGGCTACTTTCCAGGGGGCCGGGCGAAGTATTGAAGAGGCAAACGCCGAATTAGTGGCGTTAAGAAAAGCAGCCGAAGCGCCAGGACTTGACTTTGAGCAGGCTGTAAAGGCTTCGCTACGTTTGCAGGGCGTAGGCTTTTCAGCCGAAAAAGCCCGGAATACTATTATCCAACTTGCAAACGCTATATCTACCACAGGCGGCACCGCCGAAAACCTCAACGGGGTTACTGTTCAATTTGCGCAGATCATAAGTAAGGGTAAAATTCTCACGTCTGATTTGAACGTGATAAAAGAGAATATGCCCGGACTTGCCAAAATAATGAAAGAAACATTTGGCACCACCAGCGCGGAAGATTTACGGGCGCTTGGTGTCAATGGTCAAGAGTTTGTGGAAAAGATCACTGCTGCAATGCAGAAACTCCCCCGCGTTGAGGGCGGTATCAGTAATGCGATAGTAAATGCTGGGGTAGCCATCAAAATGTTCCTGGCAAATGTGGGCGAATCGCTAAATAAGACTTTCAACGTCACTGGGAAATTAGAGGCATTTTCAAAGTTCCTTTCTGACTTGGGCGAGAAATTCAGCGGGATGAGCGACGGCACCCAAAGAGCAATAGCCGCTGTGGGGGTGTTTGCGTTGGCGTTGGGGCCGATGCTGAAGGTAGGGCAATTTGCTGTTTTGGCTATCGGTCAAATGATTGCCGTTTTTGGAACCCTTCAAAAAGTTTTATTGCAATCCCTTGCAGGTCAGGCGATACCCGGCGCAATTGCAGCGTTTAAGGCGCTGGACATGGCGACAAAACTAACCATCGTCGGCGCGGCAATTGGTATTGTATTGGCTTTGGCTGCTGCATTTATGGTGTTACGCAAAGACACAAGCGCGGCGGCGCAGGCTAATGCAGCGGTTGAAGATGTGAATAAAAAGGCCGCTCAAAGCATCCTGTTTCAAAAGGAAAGCGTAGATGTGCTTGTGAGGGCGTACAAAGATGAAAAAACGTCTCTGGAGGGCAAAAAGAATATCCTAAACCAACTAAACCAAATTTCACCCGAATATTTTGGCGGGATAAGAGCGGGCAAAAACGATATTGAGGCGATCACAATAGCGCAAGGAAAGTACATCGCGGAGTTATTAAGAACAGCCCGCGTAACAGCGGCAAAAGAGAAATTGGTTGAGATTGAAAGCAAATTACTGGAAATCGACGAAAAGCGCGGAGACTTGAGTTCTGGCGATAAATTTGCAATGGGCCTGGTAGGCATTAACAATACAACCGATGCGCTAAAGAAGCAAAAAACCGTACTTGACCAACAGGCTGCACCGCTTTTGAAACAGCGGGAGTATTTGTCTGCAATTGCCCAGGAGGATGCGGTGGTTACAGCCAACACAAAAAAACTAACTGACGGCTTAAAGGATAATACCGACGCCACAGACAAAAACACCAAGGCGAAAAAGGAACAGAACGCGGAGTGGGAGAAATACATGAAGTGGGTGCATGAGGTGGATAAGGCACAAAAAGAGCAAGACTATAAAGACACGAAAAACAGTAATAAGCCCTTTGAGCCGCTTCCGCTTCCCGCCTTCCAAAAAACAAAAGACGGCGAAAATGCAAATCCTGTAAAAAGCGAAGAGGCAATAAACAAACTCGAAGAAAGACTGTCGAGGGTAAGCGGGAAGGTAAAAGAGGCGATTCAGGCAGTTA